CCACGGTCTGTTCCATAACCACCAATCTCCTGCGCATGAAAGCATACCAAACCCCTGCGCCAATCGAGTCGATCAGAGCCAGATCGTCCAGGAAGGCATCGTGCACAGCCCTCGTCACACTCGCATGTTGAGTGAGATCAAAGGCTGAACAATCTAAGGCAAAAACCATAAGTTTCTTACCTCTTCGCCTGGCGACCCAACTGTCATCTCCGACATGGACGTACGCTTCCCCGTTCTTTTGTAACTGGGCATCCATGGTCTTCACCAATTGGTGTGCGCCACCGCGCACGAGGGTTATTTTCTGAGCGGAGTGCATGTCGGGGTGATCAAACAACCCCTCACACTGCTTCTCAAAGGGTTGCGTGGCCCGCTGCATTATTAGGACCATCTGGCGGGGCAAGGCGTTGTAGAAGCGCAACATTCTGTTGTTGATCTTCTCCTCCGTGTAGTAATCCTGTTTACATTTGGCTTTAACGGCAACCATTTCTGGTTTGCCATTTTCCTCTGAAAACATCCACTCGGTCACCAAATCTGCCACCGCAAGAGCTTTGCTTTTTGCGTCATCGACGCTATCAGCCGCACCCTCGAGCAAGCTCAGAAGCATTTCGGCAAGTGACAAAACTAAGGCGGGCGCCCCTTCGTCGCACCATTGACCCTGTACCGGAAAGCCGTTGTCAGACTTCGGATTGATTTCTATGGGGTCATAGTCTGTCTCATTCTGAGGGTTGAATGTGTATCGCCTAGGAGGTTCACCCCACAGAATGTGGCCACTTGCCGTTTTGGAGCGCCTAGCTTCATCCTCCGTGACTGGTTTCAAAGAATAATTTCTTCGATTCATGGTAGGCACGTAGTACTTCAGGAATCGACCTCTGACGTACCCCGTACCTGCTGCCACGTAGAACTTATCACGCATGTTGTTCCCAATGTTCTTTTTCGAGAACACAGGGTCATCATCGTGTTGGGCTAGAGTGCCCCACAAATTTCTATTGACAACGTATGCGAACTTAGACCGAACGGTAAACTGAAGACCGCCTGTTTGCGCGTGAGCGAGCTTTCGCATGGGCTTACCATCCGGGTTCCGATTCATTTCATTTAGCGTAATATCTGAAGGTATCTCAATCGAACTCTTGAAGGGCATGCCCGTCTTTCGCCAGAAAGCGACCACCTTATCGAGATCTCTCAGATCGGCGGTAGCTTCTTTCGTAGGCCTAGCCATAAAGGCGTCAGGCGGGACATCTGTGTTAAGAATTTCAACGGGGGCTCGAGTAGGATTGCTCATTATAATAGAAATTTGGATTTG